CCTCTCTATTCGTCGGCAGCGTCAGATGTGTATAAGAGACAGCTACTGACCCACATTTAACGTTTCCCAACGCACTTTTAACATTTGCAAACACTTTGTGGCACGGTTTTTGCTGGGTCGCCACTTTACCAAAATTTAACATTTCGCAACCCACTTTGGCACGGTTTTTGTTATGCGTGTGCGCCCGTGAAATTGTTTCACGTGGAACACTGCCACACCGATGCACAAAATAAAATGTTTCACGTGGAACACAACACCAAGAGTTAATAAAAGTTAAAACGAAAATAATTTGTGCGCTTATGCTTGTATGTTAGAAAAAAGTTGTATCTTTGCAACGTGTTACTTAAACATTTTGAAATTATGAAAGAGTTGATACAGCATTTCAGAGAGCAACCGAAAGAAGCAATTAAAGAAGTCGCAATGTGTGTTATGATTTTCGCCGTTTGTGGTGCGATGTTGTTTATATCTGCAATCTTGCAGGGGTGTAGCGTTTCAAAGGGTACAACGGTACGGGGCAAGGCAACGATAATCACAACCGATACAACGGTAGTCAAACACAACGGTACGTTGAAATTCAAAAAATCTATGTTTAACAATTAAAGTTTACTACAATGAACGAAGAAAGAAAAGCATTTGACGAATTTTCGTTTGCCGCTTTGTCGGCGTTAGGTAGCCTTATGGCGTGTAATGAAGTTTGCCGCAACCAACGTGCGGTTATGAAAATAAACCGCTTTCGTGCGTGGCTTATGGACTTGAAGCCGCAAGACAACCCCGAACAAAATTTGCCGTTTGACGGCGAACCGCAAGGACAACCAGCGAACAACTAACAACAAGTTTAACAATTAAAAGATTACTACAATGAAAAGTTTTGCAAGTAAATTTAACAAGACAACTTTCGGCATTGACACAACCGATTTTCAGTACACCAAGTTAGCCGATATTTTCAACTCAGAAAATGAGGGCGGCAAAGATGTGGTACACAAAATCAATGGGATTTACGTACACAAATCACAATTAGGCGACAGCCCCGTAATTATTGATGAGGAAAACAAACGGTTGGTGAACCTACCAAGCCACACCGCCGAAACGGTGCGTGAAATACTTGCCGATGATGAGGCGGTACAAACTATCAAAGACGGCAAAGTTGGTTACACAATTTACGAGTATGAGAGCCACGGCAAGAAGTGTTACTCTATTTCGTTTGTGGATTTGTAAGAGTTTGAAAAGTTATGTTTAACTTTGTAGGGGTTGCAATGTTTGTAACCCCTATTTAATATAATACCGTTATGGCAAAGTTAGGTTACAAGATTAAGTTTACAAAATCGGTATTTGGAGCAACCCAACGGGCGAAAATCAAAAAAGAGATATTGCAAGCCGTGGAAAGCAGCCCCGAATATAGAAAAGAGATTGCAAGGGTTTTCCAAATGGCGAACCGCCGAATACAGAATATAGAGCAAAGCGGACAACTTTCGCCAGCCGTGCAAGCGTTAAACAAAGGCGATGTAAAAGGGTTTACCAAGTTTTCAATGAAAGGCGATTGGAACACCCTAAAAATTGAGTACGGCAAGGCGATTTCGTTTTTACGCCAGCCGACCAGTACGGCGCAAGGTGCAAGGCAGTACGGGCAACACCTGCAACGTATGTACGATTTAACGCCCGATGAGTACAACCTTATGGCGAGAAACCTGCAAGGCAAGTTAAACAGCGTTTCGGATAGTGATTTCGTGGAACGGTATTTGATGAGATACAAGGATTTCACGGGCGAAATGGAGCAAAGCGCAAGCGATATAAGCACCCAAATAGAGAGCGAAGCGCAAAGCATATCACGGGCGATTGATGCAGAAATAGAGCGACAAGCAAATGAGGTTGCGGACGCAATGGAAGATATGCAAAACGATATAGAGCGCATTTTGCGCAACTTTAATAAGTTTGGGTTATGAAAAAAATACCTTTTGAGTTACAAGAAAGAATAAACAGCCCGACCGAAATAACCGAAATACTGAAAGCCGCCGTAAATGAAAAAAACATTATCGGAAACAGCAAGGGCGAAAGGTTTTACAATATCCCGTGCGCATTTGATATTGAAACGACAAGTTTTTACCGTGATACGGACGGACGGGCGTACACATACGAGCAAGTGCAGCGTATGCAGGACAGCAACGGGCGCAAGGCGAAATTAGAGAAAACCGCAATAATGTACGTTTGGCAGTTTGGAATAAACGGTTACACGATAATGGGGCGCACGTGGGGCGAGTTTGTCACGATGATGCAGACCGTAAGCGAGGTTTTGCAACTGAATGACAAATTACGCCTTATTGTGTATGTGCATAACCTTTCATACGAATTTCAGTTTTTGCGCAAATGGTTTGAGTGGCAACGGGTTTTCAGTATTGATTTGCGCAAGCCGATTTACGCAATAACAACGGGTAACATTGAGTTTCGTTGTAGTTACTTGCTTTCGGGTTATTCACTTGCAAAGTTGGGCGAACAACTTATGAAATACAAGTGTGCGAAAGCCGTGGGCGATTTGGACTACCAGCAAATAAGACACAGCGAAACGCCGCTTACTGATGCAGAGATACACTATTGCATAAACGATATTAAAGTAGTTATGTGCTATATTCAGGAACGTATAGAGGAAAGCAAAGGGATAACGCACATACCGATAACAAAGACGGGGTTTGTGCGTAAGTATTGCCGTGCGCATTGCTTACGTGAAAAAAGCGATGCAGGAAAGACCGTACCAAATTGGGATTACGTGAACTTGATGCAGGAACTACAAATTACGGGTATGAATGAATTTAATATGCTGCAACGTGCGTTTGCAGGCGGTTTTACACACGCAAACGCCGAATATACAGACGAAATAATGTACAACGTGGATAGTTACGACTTTACAAGCAGTTACCCGTATGTAATGATAGCGGAAAAATACCCGATGTCGCAAGGCGTTGCGATAACGGTCAAAAGTACGGCGCAATTTGAGTTTTTAATATCAAAGTATTGTTGCGTGTTTGATATTGAGTTTACCAACATATTTGCCAGCGAAACGCAAGACAACCCAATAAGCGCAAGCAAATGTTTTGTGAAAGAAAACCCGTGCGAGAATAACGGGCGTATTGTGGCGGCTGCAAAAATTGCGCTGACAATTACGGACGTGGATTTTAATATAATCAAAAACTTTTATTCGTGGGAACGTATGCGAGTTGGCGAAATGTATTGTTACAAGAAAGACTATTTTCCGACACCGTTTGTAAAATCTATCCTACATTTGTACGAAAGCAAGACGAAATTAAAAGGCGTTGAGGGCAAAGAATTGGAATATCTTAACAGCAAGGAAATGTTAAACAGTTGTTACGGTATGAGTGTTACCAACCCTTTGCGTGATGAGTTTACATATAACGGCGAGTGGGATATTAACTCAATGACAGCCGAACAAAAGCAGGAACTTTTATACAAGTACAACACCAGCAAAAACCGTTTCTTGTTTTACCCGTGGGGCATTTTCGTAACCGCATACGCACGGCGCAACCTTTTCACGGGCATACATGAAGCAAAAGACGATTACATTTACAGCGACACCGACAGCATTAAGATAATGAACGGCAAAGCGCATGAAGCGTATTTCAAGGCTTATAATATGCAGGTGCAAATGAAATTGCGAGCCGCCTGCAAGTACCACGGTTTGCCGTTTTCCCTTTGCGAGCCGCAAACGATAAAAGGCATAACCAAGACTTTGGGCGTTTGGGATTTCGAGGGTACATATACACGGTTTAAGACTTTGGGGGCTAAACGCTACATGGTGCAAGAACCGAATGCACTAAAAGCAAACGGACGGGCTTACGATTTCAGTTTAACCGTTTCGGGCGTAAACAAAAAGGCGGCGATACCGTATCTTATTGAAAAGTACGGGGCTGACGGGATATTTGATGCGTTCACCAACTATTTGGATATACCGCCAGCGGCAACGGGCAAAAACATACATACTTACATTGACTACGAGATACAAGGCGAGATAACCGACTACAAAGGCAGCACGGCGCACTACAACGAACGCACCGGCGTACATTTAGAGCCAACGGGGTACAGCCTTTCACTTTCGGTTATGTACATAAATTATTTGCGAGGTATCAAATTTAAGGACTAAAATAATAAGAGTATGACTACAAGAAAGACAAAGACAGACAAGCCGAAATTTTACGACTTGAAAGCGATTTTAAGCAAGAACGCCGACTATAATGTTATATTTGGCGAACGGTCAAACGGCAAGACTTATGCAGCCTTAAAATATGGTTTGGAAAACTATATCAAGACGGGCAAACAAATGGCATATATACGCCGTTGGCGTGAGGATTTGAGGGGTAAACGTGCCGAAAGCCTGTTTGCAAACCACACCGCAAACGGGCTTATTGAGGAACTGACAGAGGGCAAATTTAATGAAGTGTTTTATATGTCTAACAAGTGGTTTTTATCTTACTACGATGCAGAGAAAAACAAGCGGACACCCGACACAACCCCGTTTTGTTACGGGTTTTGCCTTTCAGAGCAGGAACACGAAAAAAGCAGCAGTTACCCGAATGTTACAACGATTGTGTTTGATGAGTTTCTGACAAGGCGGTATTATTTGCCCGATGAGTTTATGTTGTTTATGAACTTATTAAGCACGATAATACGCCAGCGCAACGATGTAAAAGTTTTCATGTTGGGCAACACGGTAAACAAGTTTTGCCCGTACTTTACTGAAATGGGTTTGAAGCAAGTGCCTTTCATGGAGCAAGGAACGATAGATATTTACCGCTTTGGCGAACACGGTGCAATAGTGGCGGTTGAGTATTGCAGCAGCACCGTACAACACAAAGCCAGTAACAAATACTTTTGTTTCGACAACCAAAATTTGCAGATGATTACGGGCGGTAAATGGGAACTTGCAGTATATCCGCATTTGCCTTGCAAGTACAAGCCGCAAGACGTGTTGTTTGTGTACTATATCAAATTTAACGATGTTGTTTTGCAAGGTAACATTATTCAGGTAGGCAACGAATGTTTTACGTACATACACGCAAAGACAACCCCGATAAAAGATGAGGAAAACAGCCTTATTTATTCTTTGGAAATGAACGGCAAACCGAACTACAAACGCAAGTTGTTGAGTACCGCAAGTTACGTTGAGCAACAAGTAGCACGGTTTTTCGCAATAGACAAAGTTTTCTACCAAGACAACGAAATAGGCGAGATAGTACGAAATTATTTAATTACGAGTGCAAAGACAAACATAGTTTCGTTGAAATGAAAATTACGGGCGGTTTGGTGCAAATTTCGTGCCGAACCGCACGTTTTACGAAATAAATAACTACCTTTGCAATAGGAACTAAAAATTTATTGATATGGACGCAAATACTATTATTCAAATCATTTCAAGTTTGGGTTTTCCGATTGTGATGTGTGGGGCTTTGTTTTGGTACATGGTGAAACAAAGGCAGACGCACCAAGAAGAAACGGAACACCTAAAAGACACGATTGCGGAAAATACGAGAGTGTTAGCCGAATTAACAACGCTTATTAAAGTTTTGACAGATGAAAAGGAAAGATAACATTTACAAGTTGTACCAGCAACAAATAAGGGACAAAGACACCGCCGTAACTGAATTTATGGCGAACACGTTGGCGAAAACTCAAAGTATGTTTGAGTATGAGGGTTTGCCCGACAGCATACCGCAAAAGGAATTGGAGCGGCTTTTGCAGACCACGGGCAACGCCTTTGTTACCAGCGTGGACGGGGTTTTGTATGCGCTTTCGGGCGGCAAAGGCGGCGAACCCGATGTTTACGGACGGGCAACGCTTTACACCGTGGCGAACCCTGCATTAAAGTTAAACAAAACCTACGATATTCAGAAAGACGGGGTTTTGATTGAGAATGACAGCAACGGCGAAAGCCTTTTGCCGCTGATTGGGCGTTATGCGGTTTTATATACTGACGGGCTTATTTCGTTGAACACCGCCAGCATATTAACCCGTATTACAATGCTTATAAGTGCCAGCGATGACAAGACAAAACAGAGTGCCGAGGAATTTTTGCGTAAGATACAAGACGGCGAGTTTTCAATTATCGGCGAAAACGCTTTTTTCAAAGGCGTAAATATGCAGACAGCACCGACCACAAACAGCGTGTATATTACGCAACTTATTGAGTTGGTGCAATACTACAAAGCGAGTATGTACAACGAATTGGGGCTAAATGCAAACTACAACATGAAACGGGAACGCCTTAATTTGGGCGAGGTATCGATGAATGTAGATGTGCTTTTGCCGTATGTGGATAATATGCTAAAAGAAAGACAAAATGCAGTTGAGAAAATTAATGCGATGTTTGACACCGAAATTTCGGTTAAACTTGCTTCAAGTTGGGGTTTGGAAAGGGATAATTACAACGCTTTGGCGGCTGATTTGGCAAAGGAAAACCCCGACCCGACAGACGAACCCGACCCGACAGAGGAAACAACCGAAACAGACGGAAACGACACCGAAACAGACGGAAACGACACGGAAACAGAGGAAACAGAGGAAACGAAAGAAACGGAAACGGAAACGGACGGGAACGATACCGAAACAGAGGAAACAGAGGAAACAGAGGAAACAGACGAAAACAAAGATAAACAATGAAATACAGCGAACTATTTACAAAGGGTAACGGGATATTCGCAACGGTTTTCAAGACTGAATATCCGACAGAGTACGCCGCAATTTTCGGCGATACCGACCCGACAAAGTTAGACGCTTACGCCTTACTGATGTACGGCGGCAAGACCGTTGTAAGCAGCATAACCAGCGACAACGCAAGCGATGTTGTTTCGGCGGTGATTGCGGTAAACGTGCAAGGTTGGGAACGTGAGGCGGCGGCGATGTTAGCCGATTACGATGTACTGACACCCGTAACGGGTGAAATTGAACGGACGGAAACCGTAACTTTGCAGGAAAGCACGGACAACACCGAAACGGGCGCAAACAAGGCGTTTAATGACACCGATTTTTCAGACAGCGACCGAAAGACCGCAAACGATGAGAGAAACCGCACAGAGGAACGCCAAACGACCGAAACAAGCAAAGGAACGGGCGCAAGCAAATCAATTTCAAGTGAAATTGCAAAAGAATTGCAGTTAAGGCGTGATAATTGGAGAAAAAACATTATCTTTGCACTTGTAAGAGAATTAACAACGAGTATTTACGAATAACTAATTTTAATTTTTAGCAATATGGAAGTAAAACAGATTTACAAGCTTATTAACAGCGTATCGGGTGAAGTGTTGGGGCGTACTGATATTGTCACCGAAGACCTTACGGGCATTGTGGATTTAGGCAAAGAAGTGTTTAACCAAAGTGCCGTTGATAATTACGTTAAATCACTTGTAAACCATATCGGCAAGGTGATTTTCGTAAACCGACCTTATGCGGGCAAAGTGCCGAGCGTTTTAATGGATGCGTGGGAGTTTGGCAGCGTGTTGGAAAAAATAAGTGCCGATGTTCCCGAAGCAGAGGAAAACGACACGTGGAACTTGACGGACGGACATAGTTACGACCAAGATGTATTCCACAAACCGACCGTTACCGCCAAATTTTTCAACTCAAAGGTTACGTTTGAAGTGCCCGTATCAATCACGGAAAGGCAGGTAAAAGAAAGTTTCAGCAACGCCGCACAACTCAACGGATTTATTTCGATGATTTATGCAGCCGTTGAAAAATCAATGACTATCAAGGCAGACGCTTTAATCATGCGTACTATTAACAACATGATTGCGGAAACCATGTTAGCTGATGCGCGAGCGTTTGGAGCAACGGCGGCAGGTGATATGGCAGGGGCAAACCTTTCCAGCGCAAGCACTGCAAGATGTGTAAACCTTTTGAAGTTGTATAATGACAAGTATTTCCCTGCAACACCAGCGCAAGGCGATGGCGAACCGACCCCGAACCCTGACGCACTGACAGCGGCAAAGGCGATAACCGACCCCGATTTTATCCGCTTTGCGTCTTACGTAATGGGAACTTACGCCGACCGCCTGCAAAGCATTTCCACCGTGTTCAATGTTGGCGGCAAGGAACGGTTTACGCCGAAAGATATGTTACACGTTGTACTTTTGTCCGACTTTGCAAAGGCAGCGCAAACCTATCTTTATTCTGACACGTTCAACCGTGGCGATGTGCTTTTGCCGCAAGCCGAAACCGTACCTTTTTGGCAGGGCAGCGGACAGAATTACGAATTTGCCAGCACGGGAAACATTAATATCAAGGAAAGCGGCGGCAAAGCCGTTGAAATTTCGGGCGTGTTGGGCGTAATGTTTGACCGTGATGCGTTGGGCGTTTGCAATCTTGACAGACGAGTAACAACGAACTACAACGCAAAGGCAGAGTTTTTCAACAATTATTACAAGTTTGATGCAGGGTATTTCAACGATACAAACGAAAACTTTGTAGTATTCTTTATTGAGTAACTCAATAGGTATTAGATTGTTTAACTTTGGCGGTGTGGGTGCAGGTGAAAGCGCACCGCACCGCCTTTTTTCTTGCAGATATGACAACGATAAACTTTTATTCATACAACGGACACCCGAACACGGTAAACAAGCAGTTGGGCGAGTTTACGGCGATTGAGGGCGATTTGCGGCAAACTTTCGATGTGTTGCGCCCGACCGTAACACTACGAAAGCAACCCCGACCGACTTTCAATTATTGTTACATACCCGATTTGGGGCGTTATTATTTCGTGGAAAGGGTGAGTTTTGAGGGAAACAACGCCTACGAACTTGCGTTGCGTGTTGATGTACTGAAAACCTACGAAACGCAAATTTTGGCGGCAACGGGGCGTGTATCTGAAAGCGACACCCCAAACCCGTATATTTCCAACCGTGAAACGGTTTACAATAGAACCCCGAATTTTGAGAAAGTGCCGTTTGCCGAAACGGGGCTTTTGAATGAAAACGGGGGTATCATTATGGTAACTTTGAAAGGAACAACCGAAAATTAAAAGAGTATGGCAGTAATTGTAAATATACCTAACGCACACGATGATAACAGCCAGTGGAACGCAAGCGGCGGTTATTGGGATATAAACGTAAGAACGAATGACGGTTATTTGTTTGTAGGCGATATTACAGCCGCTTACACGGACACCAGCGGAACGCCGAAAAGCGTTGTTTTGGATATGAACGGCGCAAAGGTTTGGGCGTTTGGCGAATTGTCTGATACTGATGCAGACACGGAAATAACTATCACGGGAAACACCCGAAGCGAAAACGATTTGGAAGTTATAAACAACATACCGAACACGACAGCAACGGGAACAAAAGGCAGCGGTTATTATGATGCGAGCATACAAGTAACGGCAAACGAGGGTTACAAGATAACGGCGGCGCAAGTTGAGTTTACGGACAGTTACAGCTACACCGATACAAAGGACTTTACAATTTCGCCAGACGGTAAAACCGCAAGTTGGGAGTATGACGATGCCGACACTGGCGAGAGTTTCACGCTTACGGGTACGACAGCCAGCGAGGGAACACACGAACTTAACGTTACGAACAACATAACGGGCAGCGGCGTAACCGAACAACATACGTTTGACGGGGAAACGGCAACTTTCACCGTTACGGGGCAATACAGCCCGAACAAAGTGCGTTTCTTTGACCTCAAAGCGAGTTACACGAACAAGGCAGGAACAGCGACCAAAACGCCGTTTGTGGTGCAGGATTTGGAATACAGCCAACAAGCAACGCTAACCGTTACCGACATAGACCCGACAAAGCCCGTAACGCTTACGGGAAGTTACGATGATGTGGTAAAAATTTCTACAAACCTATCAAATTGCACCGCTAACGAGGACTTGCCGCAATATGTGAAAGACGGGGAAACGGTAAATGTTACATTAACGGCAAACGATGGTACAGAATTTGACACCGAAAAAAGTACACCGCAATTCTACTACAATAACGCAAGCGGATTCACTCAAACGCAAGACCTTGCGATTTCAAGTGATAAAAAGACGGCAACGGGAAGCATACAAGTAAACACTAATTGGAGAGGTTTTGCAGTTATTGGCAGTGCGTACCCCGTTACCGTTGTAGGCGAGCAGTACGGCGCAATAAACGTGTATTTGGTAACGCTTGATGAGTTGGCAGAGTTTAGCGGCAAACGATTTTTCAAGGAAACGGGAACAGACCCAATCACGGGCGCACCCATATACGAAAACATAGATTTGGGCGCATACGTGAACAAGATACGCCGTGTTTACACCAACATAGGCGCAAGCAGCACCGATGTAATACGATGCGGCAACTACAATACGGGCGTATCTTGCCACCAGCCGGCTCAAGACAAAATAACGCTTGACTTTGGCACGGCGGTAGTACCAGCGCATAACGAGGATAACACGGACTTTGAAAGCGAGTTGCAAGTGTTTCTACCGTTTGCAGGGTTTGTAAGTCTTAACCGTGATTATGTGGGACAAACCATATCTTTGCAGTACGTTATAAACGTGGTAACGGGCAACGGTGTAGCCTTATTGAGTTGTAACGGGGTTGTGTTCCAAGTTGAGGAAATAGAACCAAGCAGCGAAATAATTTACCTATCACCAAGCACCCAAATTAAAACCGTTGGCGGAGATGATTGGAACGAAATGTTATATTACGGTTTAGAACCCTACATATATTGCAAGTGGTACGAGAGCGCAAGCAACGGGCGCAATAACGACCGACAGACGGGCGCAATAGGCGATTTCAGAGGGTTTAATATCTTTGATGATGTTTCACCTATCCACACCGCCGAAATGCTCACAGAAGAACAAGAAATGATATACACGGCGTTATCTGACGGCGTTTATATTGAGTAACTGCAAAGCAGGACAAAAGAAAAGGCGGCAACTTGATTGTTACCGCCTTTCTTTGTGCCTTTCTTGTTACTTGTTTTCGTGCTTTTCCAAAATATCAAGCCCCGTTTTGTTTAACAGTGTTCCACGTGAAACATTTTATTTCGTGTTGCAGTGTCAGTGTTCCACGTGAAACAATTTCACGGGCGCACACGCATAACAAAAACCGTGCCAAAGTGGGTTGCGAAATGTTAAATTTTGGTAAAGTGGCGACCCAGCAAAAACCGTGCCACAAAGTGTTTGCAAATGTTAAAAGTGCGTTGGGAAACGTTAAATGTGGGTCAGTAGCTGTCTCTTATACACATCTGACGCTGCCGACGAATAGAGAGG